ATCAACGGCCACAAGTTCGTTGAGGGCGACTGGATCTCCATCGATGGCTCCACCGGCAACATCTACGGCGAGCAGGTCGCAACCGTGGCCGCTACCGGCAACAAGAACTTCAACCGTTTCATGGGTTGGGCAGACGCAGCTCGTCAGCTGCTGGTTATGACCAACGCCGATAACCCCCGTGACGCACAGCAGGCCGTTGACCTGGGTGCTGAGGGCATCGGCCTGTGCCGTACCGAGCACATGTTCTTCGCTGAGGACCGCATCAAGGCTGTCCGTGAGATGATCTGCGCCCGTACCGTGGAAGAGCGCGAAGCTGCTCTGGCTAAGGTCGAGCCGTTCCAGCAGGGTGACTTCGAGGCCATGTACCGCATCATGGGTGAGCGCCCGATGACCATCCGCTACCTGGATCCGCCTCTGCACGAGTTCCTGCCCACCAAGGACGAGGACATCAAGGAGCTGGCTGCCGATATGGGCATGACCTTCGATGACCTGAAGAACGTGGTTGCTTCTCTGCACGAGTTCAACCCCATGATGGGTCACCGTGGCTGCCGTTTGGCTGTCACCTATCCCGAGATCGCTGCCATGCAGACCCGCGCCGTGATCAAGGCTGCCCTGAACGTCTCCGCTGAGACCGGCTGCATGATCACCCCGCACATCATGATCCCGCTGGTCGGCGAGGTCAAGGAGCTGAAGTTCGTCAAGGACGTTGTCGTCAAGGTCGCTGATGAGCTGATCGCTGCTGCTGGTGTTGACATGAAGTATCAGGTCGGTACCATGATCGAGATCCCCCGTGCAGCCCTGACTGCCGGCGAGATCGCCAAGGAGGCTGAGTTCTTCAGCTTCGGCACCAACGACCTGACCCAGATGACCTTCGGCTTCAGCCGTGATGACGCTGCCAAGTTCCTGGGCGCTTACTACGAGAACAAGATCTACGAGAGCGATCCGTTCCAGCACCTGGATCAGATCGGTGTGGGCAAGCTGGTCAAGATGGCTGCACACGACGGTCGTGAGACCCGCCCCGATCTGGGCCTGGGCATCTGCGGTGAGCACGGCGGCGATCCCACGAGCGTGGAGTTCTGCCACAATGTTGGTCTGGACTACGTCAGCTGCTCTCCCTTCCGTGTGCCTATCGCACGTCTGGCCGCTGCGCAGGCTGCCATCAAAAATCCCAGAAAGTAAGATTGTTGCATGAAGATGCACTAATCCTGCAAAACATGGGAAGATAAGCGTATGATAAAACCCTCCCCGGTGAAACTGAATGGTTTTGCCGGGGAGGGTTTTGGTTATGGAGAAATTATAAGATGAATCAAGAAAAAGGTTTAAATGCAAAACAAGTCCCGTATATGGATGCCAGAGAACGAGTAATGGGCTATACGCAATTTCTTAAACGATACTGGGCATGGGAAAATGGAATTACATTATATAAAAATCCGGAAAATCACAGTGGACCATGGGATAGATATGAAGAAATTAGCGATGGTTCGTTTTAAGAAAATATAATAAAGCAATGTGGGACAAAGGGAACAAAACTGATTAAATGCGTATCTGATCTTTCAGAACGGCTAAAGGCGATTATTGACACAGTGGTCGGCGATGTTGAGGTATCAAGAGGAAGATACAATAAGGCAAGGGATTTTTTAAGGAAGAATAGAAATCGACAACTTAAACTTACAGAATCTAATATTGAATTTTTTATTCTACTTTTAAGTGAGACTAAAGATGTAAACGCTGTTATAAAGAGAGCTCAAGAAGGAAAATTGGAAAAAGAAGATAGACATATAGAACTTCAAATTGAAAAAGGCTTGAGATCCTTAGCGGTGAATCAAGAAATGAATTTTTCAGGTGAATTTATAGAAAAGAGGATAAATAAACTTTTTCTGGAAGAATCTAAGATGCCTCGGATATACCGTGATGTGATGTCTAAAGTGGGTAACTTAACAGAAACAGTTGAAGGATATGCATTTAGATATGCACATGCAAAAGGAAAATACAGAGATAATCTTGATAAAATTATTGATCTATTGCAAGATTGCGAAAATGAGATTGATATGATGGACTGGTTAGATAACTGATTCGGGATAGAATAATATAATTTAAAGCAAAATGCCCAGATGCAGAGATTTATGCATCTGGGTATTTTGCTTTAATGATATAATGTGATAAAGTCGACCCTGAAAAAATTTATGAAATGGGTGAAAAACTCCGGTGGAGACTGCAAAAAGGAAATGATGTAAAATAATTTTGTAAGAAACGGTCACAGAATTCTGAAACAATCCTGTTCGATGAAGGGAGGTGTAGGAAATGGCTTCTTATACCGAAGACAGTGTGGAATTGAGGGAAATTATGGGCAAAAACATTCGAGAACGCAGAGAAGGATGTGGTTTGTCACAGAGCCAACTGGGAAAGGCTATAGGGAGTACCCAATCCTACATCTCTACTATCGAAAATGGATCTGGGCGCATAGTTAACTGTGTGAAGCTATACAGTATTGCTCAAGCATTGGATGTATCGATGGATGATTTGATGGGAAGGCAAAGATCCTGTCCGCAGAAGTATACGTTGCTGAATGAAGATAATCAAGAAATTATAATTAAGATGATACAGGTTCTTCTTGATAAACAACAAGAGCCTCAAGGAAAGTCCATCTAGAATGCCATGCACAGCTTTATGCTACATGGCATTTTATTTTTTCAAGATATATTTTATTGAATATAAAAAAGGAAAAAAGTATATGCCCTTTCAAATATGGCTTTATGGTACTATACAGCCAAGCCCAAGGGACAAGTCCAAAGGCAATATAAATTATATGGAGGTCATATTATGACACAAATCAAGAACATCAACGCTATGCAGGAATTAACAGAAGTGCAGGAAGACATGGCGGACACCCACGATAAGTTTCACAATAAGAGTCTAAAAGGCAAAAAAGGATACATCACCTTTGCACGAACGAAGGAGGGAATGTTCATCTGCGGTGATGGAGAAAGCAGCGTAATCAAAGGAATCCAAGCCAGAGTTCTAGTTGGCGAAGAAGTTCTTGCAGATTGCTACTGGACTGAAAAAGAGGGGATAAATCTGTGCCCGATCACGTTTAGTACCTACACCGATGATGAAAACGATCAAATCATTGGCAGCGTTTTTATTCAGGGTGGGTTAATGAAATCGCCAGTCATTACAGATTCCTTTAAAGACATCAAACCTGATGCTGAGTACAAAATCATGGTCCATGTCTGGAACAATGATTTTGGCTATCTTTGGACGAATATCAATCGACCCAATGGTTTGACACGGATCGATTACCTGATTATGAGTGGTGGTTGGGGTCAAGAGAACCCCGTCCAAAATCTGGTGGAACAGTGCTACTTCAAGAAAGACCGTGTGGAGGAAACTAGCCATGAGCAAATCTAAAATCGAGGATAGACTTAACACAATGCGCCATAAACAGGCACAACCGACAGATAGCTTAACGCTTGCGGAACCCGTTAAGAAGATGAAACAAGAACAGGATGAAATACCGTCTCTTGATGAAATTTCTGGTTTTGAAAGCTTAGCTGAGAAGCAAGCGGTACTTGCGATGTACATGAATCGTGAGAGTCCGGATAGGATACAAAAGGAGCGCGAACGATTCAAGAAAAAACGTGCGGAGAAATTGCTCAAAGTAGCAGCTTCCACGGATGAATATACCTTCCCGAAGCCGCTAGAGAAAGTCGATGTTCGCTCTGCTGTTGCACCGAAAATTCCAAACAGGGATGAATTGATGAATGTCAGAAAAGAACTTCAAAATCATCCTGTTCCACCCACTCCTGAAGAACCAATTGTCAAAAAGGGTCCCCAAACGCAGGACATTGTGGGGATGACAAGGGCACTCAAAAAGAAGGTCTCTATTATCTCTTACCATAATGCTCTCTACTTTTTTAATGGACGCTATTACGAATATCTGGACACAGATCGGTTGTTAATGCTGTACCGCGAGTATGTGGACTACGACCTTAATCACGAATCGAGTCTGTATGGGCATAAAGACCTTTATCAGTGCTATGCTACCGATCCGAATATCCAGCGCGAGGAACCGAAAGGTGAGCCGATTTATGCACCACTGAAGAACGGCATTTTCATCCTTGGAGAGAAAAAGCTGTATCCACATAGTCCGGATCGGCTGACATTTACCTACATCAAGGCCAAATACGATCCACAGGCAAAATGCCCGGTATTTGACCGTTTTCTGTGGCAGGTCACACACGGAAATCCACAGCTTCTGGAACGATTCTGGATGGCAATCGGCTATCTGTTTATCTATCCGGCTCGTGGAAAATTCTTCATCCTCATGGGCTATGCCAGAGATAGCGGCAAGAGTGTTTTGGGAAACTTTATTCAGCGGCTTTATCCTAAGGAGTCAGTCAGTAACCTGCGGCTCAGTGAGATGAAGGGAACGTTTGCGCTGATGCCCTTACTCAGTTCCGTTATCAATTTTGAGCTTGATATGCCAAACACAAAGCTCAATGCGGAGGCCATTTCCCGCCTTAAACAGATCACAGGAGGTGACTCAATCGATGTTCAACGCAAATACCTTAGTTCTGTGGTGCTTACGAGGCGAATCAAGTTCGTCTTTGCCAGCAACCATCCTCCTTGCATCGAAGGCGAGGACGATGCTCTGCTCAAACGTATCGTTTATCTCCCGTTCGACACATCTATTCCAGATGACCAGCAGGACCCGGATCTTGAGGAAAAAATCTGGAAGGAACGAAATGCCATTGTCACAAAGGCACTGCGGTATGCTCAGAAACTGGTGGAGTTAAACTACAGATTTCCTGAAATTCCGCAGGTGGACCGGGCAAAATGTTCGACGAAGGACGCTTACAGCAGGAGCGTGAAGCCATTTGTACAGGAATGCTGTGAAAGGTGTGATCCGAGTGTATCCACATCACTGGAAGACTTGTACAATGCTTATCTTGGCTACTGCAAGGAGAAGGACGAATGGGCATGCAGCCAATCAGATTTCAGGGAAACCTTGGAAAAGCTTGGTCTGGAGCATCATCGTTCGCGGTGTCCGAACAGCGGTATGACGATATACACGAATCCTGTATCAGCATTCAAGGGCATTCGGCTTCTTCCGTAATGCTGAAATTTTCGATGATATGTTATATCACCGAATCCAAGCATAACAACGAACAGGAGGTGTCACAAATGCTGGAGGTTGACGACAAGGCAATGGCCTACTATCTGATTGAGGCTCTCTTTGCAGGGGGATATATCAACAACCCTACATATCAGAACTTCCTTCAGATGAAGCATGAGCAGAAGGAAGAGGAACCGCCTGCAAAGGCTTCGTAAACCGCAGCGAAAGGCTCTGATGGAGGATTTTCCATCAGAGCCTTTCTTTTTGCCTGAAAAAGCATAAAATCAACGGAGGTATGTATGAGAGCTGTAGTGTATGCGCGTGTTTCAACAGAACACGAGGCACAGATCAATGCACTGGAAAACCAGCTGGAATGGTATAAAATCGAAGCTTCACGCCATTCCGACTGGGAAATTACAGAGGTCTATGTGGATCAGGGCATCACAGGAACGCAGGCGCAGAAAAGGCCGGAGTTCCTACGTATGATGGAGGATGCCAGAAAAGGTAAATTCGACCTGATTATTACAAGAGAAGTAAGCCGTTTTGCACGAAATACGGTGGATGCTCTGTCCTATACCCGTGAACTGAAGGCAATGGGGGTCAATGTGTTTTTCATCAATGACGGCATCAATACGGCAACCAACGATGGAGAACTCCGTCTGACGATCATGTCCTCTATGGCGCAGGATGAAAGCCGGAAGATTTCAGAGCGAGTAAAGGCTGGGCAGAAAATCAGCCGGGAAAAACACGTTTTGTATGGCAGCGGAAACATTTTGGGATACCGCAGGGAGAACGGAACCTACATTCCGGACCCGGATCAGGCCGAAACTGTGAGGCTGATTTTCCAGATGTATTCGGATGGCGAAAAAGGGCTTACTAAAATCGTAAACGAGTTATATCGGTTGGGACGACTGGATGCAGGCGGTCATGTATCATGGGACGCTTCCAAAGTGAGCCGTGTTTTGCACAATGCAACCTACAAAGGCTGCATCTGCTATAACAAATCCCACAGTGACGGCTATCTGACGCAGAAACGTGTGAAAAATCTGGACGAGAGCAGCTACGTCTATGTGAAAGGGGATTTTGAGCCGTTGGTATCAGAAGAGATGTGGGACAGATGCCAACAGATTCTGCTGGCACGGTCTGCACGGGTCATCGATGAGAACGGCAAAAAGCACAAATATATGCGGAATACGCCAAAATCTGTCTGGACAGCAAAGCTGCGGTGTAGCTGTGGAGCGGGCTTTATCCAGTTCAAATGGAGAGTAAACCGTGACGGGGCAGTTGTTCACGGGTTTCAGTGCTACCGCCGTACACGCAGGCCAAGCATCAGCTACTTACAGGAACATGGTCTGGATTTGGGGATCAGCTGCCAAATCAAAGCCATCAGTGAATGGAAGCTGGATCTAATGGCATCTAAGGTATTCCAGAATCTGACGTTTGATAAAGGTAAGACCGTCAAAGAGGTATACCGGATTCTGAACCGCTGCATGGCAGAGGAAAAGACTGTGCGTATTTCCAGAAAGGCAATGCTGGAAAACAGCATCGCCAAACAGAAAGAACGGCTGGACAGGTATATTGACCTGTGTGCTGACGGAGTTATCACGAAGCAGGAGCTGATGGAACGCCGCAAGGGACTGGACGAGCAGATCGCCGAGTTACAATCCCAGTATGAGAGCATCGAACAGGAGGATGAACGCAGTGGGAGTATTGATATGAAGCTGATTTCCCAGAAGCTGGACGAGTGGCAGAAAGCGGCCAAAACGGATGTCAGCAGGGAACTTATTAACAGCTGTGTAGCACAGATCACGCCTGTAAGCAATGAGGAATTTCGGTGGGTACTGGATTTCCAACTGTCCGAGGTAAAAGGCATCAATATGACATCTTGTACGATGGACGGCTTTATGGAGCTGGCTCGCTTCGTGATTCCATTTGAAGATGCCAAAGCGTTCAAGGCTTCGCGGAACCAGAAAATCCATAGAAGGGATTGGACTGATCTCACCGTAGTAGTAGGAATCCGCTCGAAAATTCATCCGTAAGGGAGTGTGCCGGTTGTGTCGAGTGTGTCAGTGTTTTCAAGAAAACTTTATTATACTTTTATCAGACTATCTATCTCTCTTTCTATACAGACTATCGCTTCTGTTAAAAACAAGAGAAAAGTAAAGAAAAAATGGGAAAATATGGATGATGATATAAAAAGTTTGTTATGAACTTCTGACACAACTGACACACTCGGCACGAATTAAAGCGTATTTCGTAGGATTTTATTTATATATTATCTTATTGAAAAGACCTGAGGAAAAGTTTCGCACTGTCCTCAGGTCATTTATTTTACTGAAAAATGGGAGGTAATACCAATGGCTGAGATCATCGCAAAAGTATCCTTTGAGGCAGCAAAAGCAATCGGAAAGGCCGCTGCTGCACTCATCATCTGGACCGCACATCAACTCGAAAAGAAATAATTATCCATCAAAAACAGGAGGAACTTATTATGCCTGCAAATGTTGAAATCATGTTTTCTGTCCGTGAGACCCCTTGGCATGGCCTTGGCCGCATCGTTATGGAAGCCCCTGCAAGCCGTGAAGCCTTGGAACTGGCTGGCCTGGATTGGCAGGTCGAGAGTCGTAACATCTACTCTGGCAACGGAGCTGTGATCTCCGGCTATCGTGCCAATGTCCGCAGCACCGATGATGCCGTTCTCGGCGTGGTGTCTGACCGCTATCGCATCGTGCAGAACGAGGAAGCATTCCAGTTCACCGACGATCTGCTGGGCGAGGGTGTTACCTACGAAACCGCAGGCTCCTTGCAGGGTGGCAAGAAGGTTTGGATGCTGGCAAAGCTGCCTGAAAAGTACATCATTGCCGGAGACGAAGTGACCCCATATCTTGTGTTCTTCAACAGCCATGATGGCAGTTCTGGTGTCAAGGTCGCCATGACCCCTGTTCGGGTGGTCTGCCAGAACACCCTGAATTTGGCTCTCGGTTCTGCAAAGCGTATCTGGACGGCAAAGCACACCGAAAACGTCCTGCTCCGGGTGCAGGATGCCCGCGAAACTTTGCAGCTTGCCAACAGCTACATGGCAGAACTTGGAAAGGGAATCTATGACCTGACCAACATCAAACTGTCTGACCGCAAGGTGCAGGAGTTCATCAATGAGTTTTTCCCGATTACAGAGGATTTGTCCGATGGCCAGCGGAAGAATAACCTGCGTTTGCAGGAAGATTTGAAGGCCCGCTATTACAATGCTCCTGACCTGTCCTGGGTCGGCAAGAATGGTTGGCGGTTTGTCAATGCCGTATCGGACTTTGCCACCCATGCAGATCCCATCCGTAAGACCCGGAACTACAACGAGAATCTGTTCCTGCGTACCGCAGAGGGAAATCCCATGATTGACCGCGCCTATAAGATGGTGCTGGCCGCAGCATAAAGGAGGTTGCTATGAACGATGTAAACAACCGCATTTTCTACGAATTTTCTGAGTTCCTGAAAGAAACCGAAAGTGTTCTACCTGAGATGCGGGTTTCTCTGGCTTACGAAATTACAATCAAGAGCACCATTGCAAGTGCGCTGATCGACCTTGCCAGCGAAAACAAGCTGGACGAACGCTATTGGAACCATCTGCGGGTGCAGCGGAATATCTTGGATTTTCTGTATGCTCTGTGGCTGGACGATAATCGCACCTTGGCGGGTGAGTTTTCCACGATTCTGAAAGACTTGGTGGAATACGATTTCTCCATTGCAGACGAATACATGAAAGAGAGGTTGAATATTGCATGAAACGTCTTGTATCTACACTGAATTTGAGCAAAGAAGATTGGCTTCGCTACCGCAAATGCGGCATCACCGGAACGGATGCCGGTGCGATTCTGGGCGTGAATCCCTATCGCTCCGCATTTCAGGTCTACCACGACAAAATCAGCGATACCATTGAGGACATCGACAATGAGGCCATGCGGCAGGGGCGTGACTTGGAGGACTATGTGGCGCAACGATTCTCGGAGGAAACCGGGCTGAAAGCCCGCAGGGCAAATGCCATCTACCAGAGTGAAGAGCATCCGTTGCTTCTGGCTGATTTCGACCGCCTGATCGTCGGGCAGAAGGCTGGCTTGGAGTGTAAAACGGTTTCTCCGTTCTCTGCGGACAAGTGGGCCAACGGCAAGATTCCGGCGCATTATCTGGCACAGGTTGACCATTATCTCGTTGTCAGTGGCTTCGACTGCTGGTATGTGGCAGCTCTGATTCTGGGAAAAGAGCTTATCATCCACAAAATTGTTACTGATAAGCAGGTGCTTGCTGACCTTATCGACAAGGAGGAACTTTTCTGGACACGCTATGTTGTGCCCCAGATTCCGCCTGCACCGAACGGCAGTGAGGGTGACACCCAGCAGATCAACCAACTGTATGAGGTTGACAATCGTGACAAAAATGCAGACCTGACCTCTTTGCGTGGTCTGCTGGACAAGCGGCAGGAGCTTTCCAGTCAGATCGAGCAGTTGGAGCAGGAGAAAACCGCCATTGAGCAGCAGGTCAAGCTGGAAATGCAGGATGCAGCGTATGGAACGGCTCCCGGTTATAAGGTGTCTTGGGTGTCCTCCGAAAGTAAGCGGGTGGATTCCCAGAGGCTTCGGAAAGAACAGCCGGACATCTTCAACCAGTACAGCAAAAATGTGAGCAGCCGCAGGTTCACCATTGTTCATGCGGCATAAATTTGTGGTTTATGGCGGCAGAAAGTGATTTTCCTGCCGTCTTTTTTCATGGAGGTATCTTTATGGTAACCGATAATCCGTTTGTAAAATTATCTGCCGTGGATTTCAAGGATCATCTGGAAGTCAAGAAATCCGGCAACACAGAGTTGAAATATGTGAGCTGGGCCTATGCATGGGCGGAAGTGAAAAAGCTCTATCCTGCGGCAAGTTACGAGGTCAAAAAGTTCAACGGCCTGCCCTATGTCTATGACCCGATCACAGGCTTCATGGTATACACTACCGTTACCATTGAGGGCATTTCGCACGAAATGTGGCTTCCGGTTTTGGACAGTTCCAACAAAGCGATGAAAGCAGTTCCGTATACTTATACTACGCCAAAGTGGGATTACAACCCGCAGACCCGCCGCAGAGAGAAAATCGGCATGGAGGAACGTACAGTAGATGCTGCATCCATGTTTGATGTAAACAAGGCCATTATGCGTTGCTTGGTCAAGAATCTTGCTATGTTTGGTCTGGGTTTGTATGTCTATGCCGGAGAGGATTTGCCGGATGATGTTGTGCAGCCTGTGGATGATTCCCAGAAGCCAACCAAACAGAAAGCTGCAACTACTCCCAAACCGGAACAGCCGCCAGTCCCTTGCATCTGCGCCCGCTGCAATCAGCCTATTAAACGGGTCAAGTTGAAAGATGGAACCATCATGCAGGCCGCAGAGTTTGCAGCCACCCATGAGGGAATGTGCGCAGACTGCTATAAGGCCACAAGGTTTAACGTAGCATAAGGAGATTTCAGGATGAAAGAAGCAAAAATCAAAGTCCTTGCGCTCCTGCCAATGGAGCCGCCCAAAGTGGTTGAATTGGATTATACCCTTGAAGCTATGCAGAAATTTGTGGGCGGTAACATCGAATGCCTGCCTCTGTGTGACCTCGGCGCAGAATTCACGTTGGTCTGCAATGATGAAGGCAAACTATTGGAATTGCCGCCGAACCGGATGCTCTGGGGCGGCGCAGATTATCTGGCTGGTTCTGGTTTCATCGCCGGAACAGACAGTGAGGGCAACATGACCTCACTGACAGCAGAAGAGATTGCTTACTATACCGAAAAATACCGGGCATTTTTAATTGCGCTTTAAGGAGGGCGCACACTATGACCCACGATGCTATGACCGAGCACTACGAAGAAATCACTGTCTGCGGCAAGCCCGCACTGTTCACCAGCATCCGCATCAAGAGGGATACCGTACCCGAAGGGCTGTATGCCTATGATGTCCGGCACGATGATGAATGCCGTGGTATCCCCTGCGAAATCGCACCTTTTATCATGGTCAACCATTGGGGAACCATCATCTTGACTGAACCGCTGGAACTGCCGGACGATGGGCGGCGATATATTGACGAAGAAACTGACTGGAACTATGATCCATTCGGCGGAGCAGAGAAAAAACAGAAGCCCTGCACGACCGTGGCAGAATTTATGAATACATACATGACTCGCAGATAAGAGCAAGCGGTGTCACGACGCAGCACGCTTTTGAATTTGGCTGAAAGGGGGACGGCATATACCGTCCCGCGAAAAGTCAAATTCGAAGGTGGGCGAGGAGCGACACTTAGCTTGCTTGGAGTGTATTAAAAATGCCGTGCGATAATTGCGTATCAATTTTAGGCCAACATGGGCGATTTGCACGGTCAAATCGCCCGATTAAAGATGACGTTCGTCATCTTTGAGACGACGAGGAATTTTATGAGCATTTATGGCTATTGCAGAATTTCGACTGCAAAACAAAGCATCGACCGCCAGATACGAAACATCCAAGCGGAATATCCGACTGCCCATATCGTGCAGGAAGCCTATACCGGGACTTCGATAATGCGCCCGGAGTGGAACAAGCTGTATCGGATTTTGCAGGCGGGGGATATGGTAGTTTTTGATTCCGTGTCCCGAATGTCCAGAAATGCAGAGGAAGGATTTGCCCTATACGAAGACCTCTACCATAAGGGTATCTGTCTTGTATTTCTGAAAGAGCATCACATCGACACAGAAACCTACAAAAAGGCCCTGTCCGGCAGCATTGCCATGACAGGGACAAACGTGGACTTCATCTTAAAGGGCATCAATGAATATTTGATGGCTTTGGCAAAGGAGCAGATCAAGCTGGCATTTGAGCAGTCCGAAAAGGAGGTGGCCGACCTGCACCAGCGTACCCGTGAAGGACTGTTGACTGCCAAGCTAAACGGAAAACAGGTTGGCCACAGAAAAGGTGATGGGTTTGAAACCAAGAAAGCCAGAGAAGCCAAGCGGGTGATAAGTACGCACTGCAAAGCATTTGGCGGAACATTGGACGATGCCGAGTGCATGAAGCTTACAGGGCTGGCTCGCAATACCTATTATAAGTATAAGCGGCAGATTCGGGAGGAACAGGAAGCGGCAAAAAGAATGCGGCCGATGGAGTAATGCCTGCCAAGGAAAGAACATGACGGATCCTGAAAAGGAACCGTCATGTTCTTTTTTGATGAATTTACTGGTATTGGCTCATGTAGTGAATTAGATTCTGCTTGTAAATCTTTCGGATTTTTCCCATCTTGAAAGCAGGAATTTCGTTGCTATTCAGTAGACTCAGAAGGAGGCTCCTGTCAACATGCCTGATTTCGATTACGTCGCAATGTGAAGTGTCTGTTCGATTAAAAACAGAAAGCTGAAGGTATCTAGCCAACGGACCATTACAGAGAAACAATACTGCGTTGGACAGAGACTCGTCGATTGCCATCGTCGTTCCAGTCGGCAATAACGCGACTGATTGGATAAACATCATCAAGTCCTTTATCGACAGAAAGGTTTATTGTTTCCGAGAAAAACCAGTTTCTGGAAAAGGAGTATTGATGCTTTTCTGTTTTAATGATAACTGCCATATCAAAAGTGATAGCGTATTCATCATCGTTTACAATGACAGTATCGCTGACAATGGAGACTCCTGTTATTTTTTCATTAATTGGTACTGTTTTCCACGGTTCCTCACAAAACGGTTCGAATATAGTACCCGCTCTTTTGAAGATACAAGAAAAGCAAGAGACATCTTCAACTTCTGAAAAAAGAGAAAAGGGATGAACCTCGTTTCGAAGTTCTACAGAAAAATGCTCTGTATTAAGCTGTAGATTTCCATAAGCCGTTTGATTCATAATAGCTCCGTCATAACTGACGAAGGATTCACCAATGAGTTTCCTCAAGCAGTCAATCATTTCAGATGTGAATTTGGCCTGTACCATTGTGTTAGTCCTTTCTGATGAAATGGATTTTTTGCTTTTTGACTGGGGATTCAATGTTAACCGTTATATCTACAGCCGGACTATCAGGCGTAGAAGTTATGACCCGGTAGACAATCCGAGTGCCATCTTCAAAAACAGTTTGGACCCCCTTTCCGTTAGACAGCTGAGACTCTTTGCCACCACAGCTAATAGTTTTGTAAAAGTCCTCAGAGGTTTCAATGGGATTGTCACTTACAATCACACGATGGTTCTTTCCCTTTTCTCCAAAATATCCACTTGGATTCAGCGGATATTTTTTGGAAACTTTCTCTACATTTCTAGAAAAGGTACAGAAATCCGTTTTTGTATCACTGGGATTATATGTTCCCATGTACAGTCCGCCCTTTCCACCACCCATTAGCAATCACCTCCGTGCATACGACTCGTCCAATCTGGGAACGAAACAAACTTTGCATAGCGAAGGTAGTCGCCAAATACAGAATCAGGCATAGCACCGTACACAAGTACGACCTTCGGGTTCAAAGCATCCATCATCGCGTCAAGTCCAGCTTTGTATTCGTGCTTGTCTTCACGGTTGCTAATACAGCCATACGTGCCAAGGCACACAACACTGTGCTTCGGAATACCAAGAAAAGCAATGCGTTCTGGAAAGTACCGGGTCGTATAGGTCAGCTCGTTACCCCAGCGAACCAGCGGATAAACATTGCAGCCATTGCGTTGGTAATAGCTGCCAAGCGCTCTGCTACGGTAGAGATTTGCTACCTGAACAGCCAGTGGTGCGTCCCGATAGAGAGAACAATCAACCGGCAGCAGAAAGCGGAACCTTCTGAAATCTTCAACATAAGATGAGGGATTAATAAGAACCTTTGAAAATACAGGGTCTTTTTCAAAAAATCCAACGGCCTCATCGGTTCCAATCGCTTTCTCCCGCTTGGAAAATGGCGTGATGCCGAATGGAATCACGATTTCTGCCGGAGCATGAATAACAGGAATTTCGAGTTCTCCGTCAAACACCGCACCTGCAACCAACTCCGGGTTGCAACCATCATCAAGGTTTGCTTTACGCTTTACCATCATTATAACAGATACCTCCTATAATGTCTTGATTTAAGATAAAATACATTTTGCTTTCACTCCAAAAAAGAAAGAGCCGCAGCAACATGCACGCAGAATCAGACACTGAAAAGTGTCTGGAAGTTCTGCAATATAGCACGTCACTGCGGCTTATTTGCAAGTAATATCATTTTCTCAAAGCATTAAGGCGGTGGCTTTCCACCGATTGTGACCGGAATATCTTCTTTTTTGGCAACACACTTATGCCACACAGTAATCGGTTCCTTTAGCGTCACAGCTGTTTTAAGGATAAAACAGCGTTTTCCAATCGGACAACTTTTATTACAACGGTAGACAACTCCATTTGAATTCATAATGTTCTCCTCACTTTTCTATATAAGCGTGTTCGCTTAAACATAACACCTTACTCTAAAATGAAGGGAGTCGAAACTCCCTGAGTTTTGATTAGGTTAAGTAAGCTGTTGTAGGCGGGACAATGAGCTGAAGATTCCTCAGCCGATACCTCATTGCCTGTCTGGATACCTGATAGACCTGGGCGATTTTCCGAATATAATCTTCCGTCCGATAATCTTCATGTGCTGGCCGATCAAATCCAGAAATCGAGCGCCACACGGTTGGAACCGTTTTCCTTGGCATAAGAAAATCTGCTGCACAGGTATTTGCTTGATACTCGATGTGATCCAGTGCGGTGACTAGTTTTTTCTTCTGCCCGAATAATGTGCACTTGGTCGTCTGGTGTACATAGTCAGGTGGTTCCCGCCGGAAACAGTCTTTGTGCAAAACCTGATGAAAAACTTCGTGCATCACCGTAAAACGTTCACGCCCAATATTGTTTCCCTCGGTCAAAGTGGCATCAATTAAAATTGTGCCCTTTTCAAGGTAGATCCTTTCGGGCTGAATCCCTTCATAAAGATGCGGTGCCGGAGAAACCCAGATATAGCCAGGGTTGAAAGCAGTCAATCCAAGGATCGCTTGATCCGGGCGGATGTACTTCCAATCGTAATCAACACCGAGGCATTCCTCGATCACACGGTACACATCATATTCTTTCGGCTTTTTCAGCAACTCCGGGTCAAACTTCTGAAGCAGCTGTTCTGCTGCGCGTTCCAGTTGTTCCGGTGAATAACGATAGTAAAACATCAGGTACTTTCGCCACGCTCCTTCTTTTCCATCATCTCGATCATCTTCTGCCAGAGATCATCCCCGGCATCCGTATCGCGCGCCATCCTGAGTGCAACACGGACCTGTTCGTTGCCCATGATGTACTCCGGGAGATCCGGAGAAACCGTGTTCTCCTTTGCATTCGCAGCAAGATCGAACATTTTATCCCGATCGTCTTCGGACAAATGTAGCGTTGTAGCAATCGCATAAAGTTTGTCCTTATCCGGTGGGTAACGGTGTCCTTTCTCAATGTCGCTCATATAGGCAGGCGCAATGCCGATCTCAGATGCGAGTCCCCGCAGCGTAATGCCACAGGCTATTCGTTTCTCCTTGATAAATGTCCCGAATTTTTCCTCCGTAGGCATAGGGCTTCCTCCTTTTGTTCAAAAATCAGCGTGTTCGCTAATTTCTAACACCATTATACCCCATTTCTGCGCATTGTCAAGAGCATCGCACAAAAATTTTGGAAAGTTCTCTATCTGGAATGTATTCCTATCTGGACGAAAATAATGTATAATCGTTATGTAAAATGAGAGTTACTGTTCTATCCGTGACAGCATAAGAAGGAGATTATACCAATGGAAAACGCAAATTTCAATCAGCTGGTGTCGTTTGTATTCGGCATTGCCAATGACTGTCTGGTTGATGTTTACGATGTAGGCGACTACCGAAAAATTATTCTGCCGATGATCGTGTTACGCCGCTTTGACGCAGTTCTGGAACCGACAAAACAGGCCGTTCTTGCCATGAAACAAAAACTGGATGCCGCAGGCATTCTGGAGCAGGATGTTGCATTGTGTTCCGTTGCACACGAGGCGTTCTGCAATAGTTCGCCTTTTACACTGTCCGATTTGAAATCCCGTACAAATCAGCAGCAGTTGAAGCAGGACTTCATTCTATATCTGGATGGATTCAGCAAAAATGTACAGGATATCATCACAAAATTTGAGTTTCGGAACCAGATTGATAAGCTTTCCGAGCATGACATTCTGGGGCTTTTGATTTCCAAGTTTGTTGACCCGTCCATTAACCTCAGCAGCCGTCCTGTGCTCAACCCGGATGGCAGTGTAAAACTGCCGGGATTGGATAACCACACGATGGGAACCGTGTTTGAAGAAGTTATCCGAAAATTCAATGAGGAAACGAATATCACCGATGCCGGACGTCATTTTACGCCCCGTGATATTGTGGAACTGATTGCTGATCTTGCCTTTGTGCCGATTGAAGATCAGATCAAGAGCACGACTTACCGCATTTACGATGGCGCTTGCGGCACCGGCGGTATGCTGACGGTTGCGGAAGAGCGCATTCAGAGGCTTTCCCAAAAGGCCGGTAAAAAAGTTTCCATCCATCTGTATGGTCAGGAGAATGCAGACGAAACCTACGCGATTGCGCGCGCCGATATGCTTGTTAAGGGTGAAGGCTCCCAGGCGAATAATATTTTCTTTGGCTCGACCATTTCTAATGATGGCTTTCCCGGAGAAACTTTCGATTTCTGCCTGTCAAACCCGCCGTTTGGTACGTCATGGAAAAAGGATATGGCCGCATGGGGTCTTACCAAGAAAGATGATATCACGGACCCACGTTTTCAGGTCACCTATCGTGGGGAGGATTTTTCACTCCTGCCGGACATCGGCGACCCGCAGATGCTGTTTCTTGCAAACAATATCAGCAAAATGAAGCAGGATACCCCTTTGGGCAGCCGTATTGTAGAGGTGCACAACGGCTCTTCACTGTTTACCGGCAAGGCAGGGCAGGGGCCTTCCAATCTGCGTCAATATATCATCGATCAGGATCTGTTGGAAGCTATCGTGGCGCTGCCGGAGAAGATGTTCTACAATACCGGCATTGGCACCTATCTCTGGGTGCTTTCCAACAAAAAGAGTGCTCAGCGTAAAGGTAAGGTGCAACTGATCGATGCAACCACCATGAAAGCTCCTCTGCGCAAGAACCTTGGTGAGAAAAACGGCGAAGTCAATGCTGCACTGCGCAAAAAGATTCTGGACCTGTATCTTGCATTTGACAAGGCAGACCCGGAATACAGTAAGGTTTTTGAAAATCACGAATTCGGTTATTGGCAGGTGACAATGCAGCAGCCAAAGCGCGATGAAAACGGCAAGATCCTGCTGGACAAAAAGGGCAATCCTGTCATTGACAAGGAGCGCAGCGGTGACACCGAGATCATTCCTTTTACCTACGAGGGCGGGATCGATGCCTTTATTCAGAACGAAGTACACCCCTATGCTCCGGATGCGTTTGTGAAACCGGGCAGTGAAAAAGTGGGCTACGAGCTGAGCTTTACCAAGTATTTCTATAAACCGGTGCAGCTGCGGACGCTGGACGAAATCGCAGCGGATATTCGCGCGATTGAGAAGGAAACCGATGGCCTTCTGGACGAGATCATTGGAGGCTGAGATGAGATACGAAAAATATAAAAAATCAATCTCTCCCTTTTTGGAAGAAATTCCATTTCACTGGAAAGAAACTTATCTATCGCATGCATATAGTTTGTCTAGCGATACAGGACATACTGAAGAGCAACTTTTATCTGTTTTTTTGGATAAGGGCGTTGTAAGTTATTCGAGTACAGATCAAAAGCAGGTTCATAAGCCAAGCGAAGATATGTCTAAATACCAGCTAGTAAATCCAGGAGACTTTGTTATTAACAATCAGCAGGCGTGGCGCGGTTCTGTTGGGATTTCACGTTACAAAGGTATTGTCAGTCCAGCATATTATATTTGGAGACCGAGGGAAGATAACAATCCGTATTATATGAATTATCTATTTCGTGACCACTACATTATAGATCAATTCGTTTTGGCCTCGAAGGGCGTTGGCTCGATTCAGCGTCAGGTCTATGTTCCGTACATGAAACGTATAATTCTCTCCATCCCTCCCCGCGAGGAGCAGAACCAGATTGTGCGGTATCTGGACTGGCAGGTGTCCAAAATCAACAAGCTGATTCACGGCTACCAACGGCAAATCAAATTGATGGAAGAGCGGCGGCAAACTGTCATTGACCGAGCGGTAACAAAGGGAGTTCGGCAAGGTCGTCAAATGCACAGCATTCAGGCAAACTGGATGGGGGATATTCCTGCCGATTGGAAAATGATTCCGTCAAAACGACTGTTCCTTGAAAGTAAGGAGCGCAAGCATCCGGATGATAAACCCGCAACTGCAAGTCAAAAATACGGAATTATTTTGCAGGAAGACTACATGAAGAGCGAAAACAAGCGCATTGTGATTGCGACGCAAGGGCTTGATGACTGGAAGCATGTAGAACCAGACAATTTTGTGATTAGCTTGCGTAGCTTTCAAGGTGGCATCGAGCGAAGTGAAATTTTTGGATGTGTGACATGGCACTATATCGTCCTATTGCCGCAGAAATATGTGGTGCCAAGATACTTCAAGTGGTTACTGAAATCCAAGAGTTATATCAAAGCTCTTCAAGGCACTTCTGAATTTATTCGCGATGGACAGGATTTGCGCTATTCAAATTTTGTAAAAGTTGATTTGCCGTTGATTCCCGCCAGTGAACAGGAAGAGATTGCAGATTGTATTGAACAGGAAACCGCTAAAATCGACCGAGCGATTCCTGTTCTGGAAAAAGAGATTGAACTCCTCAAAGAATACCGCACTCGTTTGATTTCCGATGTGGTCACCGGGCAGATGGACGTGCGCAACGTTGAAGTGCCGGAGTATACGCCGGAAGAAGATATTGCAGAGGAGGCTCCGGAAGAACAGGAGGTGGAGATGGATGCCGACTAA